CGTGGGAGGTGACATCTGGCGAGATCCGCTACCTCCACCCCAACGGCAACACATCACGCATTATAGGCTACTCAGCGACTGACCCAGGGCGTGCTGAAGGCTGGCACGCTGAGGACCACGAATGCCATCCATTGCTGATGGTAGTGGACGAAGCCAAGACCGTAGCCGACCCCCTGTTTGAGGCCATCAGCCGTTGCCAACCAACCCGCCTGCTAATCGCATCCAGCCCAGGTGGCTCCAGTGGCGCGTTCTACCGAGCGTTTACCAAGGAAGCCAGCATGTGGTCAAAGCACGCTGTCACAGCCTTTGACTGCCCCCACATCACGCCAGCCCAGATTGAGGAAGTAACCCAGCGTTACGGCGAGAAGCACCCGCTGACCCGTTCCATGATCTACGGCGAGTTTGTTGACGTAGGCGCAGAAAGCTTGGTTATCAGCCTCACCCAGCTACAAAACTGCCACAACACGCCACCACGATTTAAGCCAGGTACACGCATGGCAGGCGTAGACTTTGCTGCGGGCGGGGATCAGAACGTGCTTTGCATAAGTGACGGCAACAAAATCCTGCCAATGATCGCATGGCGCGAAAGGGATACGATGTCTGCGGTGGGCAGATTTATAGTCGAGTTTAAGAAGGCTGGGTTAGAAGCCAGCAACATCTACGCTGACGCAAGCGGGCTAGGCATGGTGATGTGTGACGCACTGGCTGAAGCTGGCTGGGAGGTCAACCGAGTTAACTTTGGTTCTGCGGCCTACGACAACGATGCGTACACCAATCGGTCTGCCGAGATGTGGTTTGGCATGGCCAAGAAGATTGAGGATGCTGAGATTATATTGCCAGAGGATGAGGATCTAACAGCGCAGTTAACTTGCAGGCGCACGATCACCAACAGCAAAGGCAAGCTAGGCGTGGAGTCAAAGGACTCGATGCGTGCTAGAGGCATAGCCTCACCAGGCAGAGCCGATGCGTTGGCGTTATGTCTTTCTAGTGGTAATGTCAAGTGGGACTTGACTTTCCCCGTGGAACGTCCAACTTGGAAATCACTTCAGGCCATGATGGAGTTGCATGACCCCGTAATGGCTGGATTTGACGCAGGAGGATAAACACTATGAATATATGGAACTGGATTACCGCTAATTGGCAAGAGATCGTAGCCGCTGCTGGTGGCATCGTTCTTGCGGCTCGTATCATTGTAAAGCTCACCCCGACCCCAGCGGATGATTCGATCTTGGAAAAGATCGTAAACTTCCTCAAGACGGTTGGGTTAAATATTAAATAACATTTTGTGCTGCGTGCAATCCTTGAGATCATCGCAGCCGTGTTTCGCATCATTCTTGGTTGGAGTGAAAAGCGAACACAAAACCTTGAAAACGATTGGCGCAAGAATCGCGAAGCTATCGACCGTGATCTGCCTGGTGAGTCTTGGTGGTTGCGCAACAACGACACCAGTAACAAACACAACGGGAGCAGTTGAGTCTTTAGTACGAGATGAAAACTATTCTGCTGTCCGTACTGCTGATCCAAAAGTACGCGCTTGGGCAAAGCGTGCTTTACATTACGTCAACGATCTGTCATTTGAATTGAGCAGAGAAAGACAAAAATGAAAGCCAAAGATACACGCCGAACGGGTTATTACACTCGTATCATCGAAGCACTCAACCAGCGTGAAACTTGGGAGAATCGCCAGCGGTTGTTCTACCAAGCCCGCTACTTTGGTGTGCGCCGTAAGGTTAAGCCTTGGCCTACTGCCGCCGATCTGCACGTTCAGCTAATCGACACAGCTATCGAGAAGTTAAAACCTTCCTTCGTCAACAGCGCAATCGGCAACGACATTCTCTCCAGCTTCGTACCGATGCGCCAGCAGTTAGCTCCGCTGACCGTATCAGCCGAGCGTTACTTTGATTACCAGATGCGTGAGCGCACCAATTTCCAGAAAGAGATTGTCTCGGTCATTGACAACATTTTGCTCTATGGGCGTGGCGTATCCAAGGTAATCTGGAACGAGGACAAGAAGCGTATTGATTTTGAGGCGATTGACCCTTTCCACATTATCGTACCTTCCTATACCAAGGAGTTCAAAGATGCCGATTTCATTGTTCACATCATCTCAACAAGTGTCGATTCCTATAAGGCAAATCCCCTTTACAAGCAGGACGATGATTTCATCAAAATCATTTCGGGTAAACCCTCGAAATCAGTGGGCTTACGAAGTGAGATTCAAGACGAAATTTACCGCCGTGAAGGAATTACTCAAGAAGCTGAGAATGACCGCATTATCCTTTGGGAGATGTACACTCCTTCCGAGGACGGATGGCGGGTTGAAACATATAGTCCGCTGGTAATTGACGAAGATGTACGCAAACCTTTCACGCTACCCTACCGACACGGCGAGCCACCTTTCGTAGATTTCCCCTATGAGGTAACAGGGGGCGGTTGGTACAGTCCCAGAGGAGTCGCAGAGATCCTCCTCCCTGGCGAGAATCTGCTGAATAAACTAAAGAACAGCCTCTCGGATTACGTCGAACTGGCCAACCGACCCGTCTTTGAAGCGCAGAATCCTATCTCGTTAAATACGTCCAACCTCAAGATGCAGCCTGGGCAAATCCTACCCCAAGGGCTAAAGCCCGTTCAGTTCAGCCAACCTCCCTTCGACTTCCAGAAACTGATGCTCGAAGAGCGTTTACTGGCCGAGCAACGGATGGGTAATCCAGACTTTGGCGCAGGCTCGCAGTACCAAGTCTCAGACCGCAAGACGGCCACTGAAGTCCAAGCCTTGCAAGCGCAGTCAGCCGCCTCTGGCGATTTGCGTAATCGTATGTTTAGGATGGGGCTGGCGCATTTATTTAAGCAGTGCTGGTCGCTTTACACGCAGTACAACAAGAAAGACTTGATGTATCGGTATGCCGAAGAGACTGGCACGATGCCACCCGAAGGTATCCATGACGAGTATTCGATTGAGCCAAAGGGCGGGCTGGACTTCATTAACCGCCAGTTTGCTTTGCAGAAGTCAGTTAGCCGTATGATGATGTTCCAAAACAATCCTTTCGTGAACCAAGGAGAACTGGTAAAGTCAGTTCTTGAACAAGACGATCCCTCGCTGGTCCGCAGACTCTTCCAAGATCCAAACGCAGCCTCTGGCGATCAAGCTGAAGATCAAGCGACTGAAATTGCGACTATGCTTGCGACTGGATTCCCCGTTGCCATCAAGCCTAGCGATGACCACAAGGCGCATATATCCGTTCTCTTCGCGTTTAATCAAGCGGCTCAACAGCGGCAACAAGCGGTCGATCAGAGCGCAATGCAAGTTCTGATGGCACATTTACAACAACACTTGCAGGCGTTAGAGCAAGTTGATCCCAACACATCCCGCGCTATCCAGAAACAGCTTCGTGATGCAGGCAAGGCTCAAGTGCAACAGCAGGGGCAACAACTGCCACCTGAAGCAATGCAAGGCCAAGCACCAGCACCGATGGCGGGTTGAAAGTACCCGTAATGCGGGATGCCTTCCAGGCGGAAGGTTTAACAAAACTGTGTGAGTGGGCGAACGAGGCGGGTGCGAATGGCAGGGCGGTTGAGATTGGGTCTTACAGCGGGGAAGGTACGGTGGTTATTGCTAAACATTTCAAGGAGGTTATGGCGGTTGATCCTTGGCTAAATGGGTATGATATTAACGATAGGGCAAGCCAGCAATGCCCGATGAAGTTTGTCTTTGAGGCATTCCAAGAACGCACAACCCCACTTGGCAATGTTCTATACAGCAGAGGTAAAAGCCTAGACGCGCTCCAATTCTTTAAGGATGGCGAACTAGACCTAGTTTACATAGACGGAGATCACCGCTACGAAGGCGTACTGGCAGACTTAAATGGCTGGAAGGCCAAGCTTCGGGCTGGCGGGATAATGGCTGGGCATGATTGGAGCTTTAAGTCTGTGCAACAGGCATTGGTTGAGGTATTTAAGGACAAGGAAGCAGTCCTATTTCAGGGCGATTCTTGGGCAATAAAACTATGAGAAAACTAAAAGCAATACTGGCGTTCATTCGGGATCAAGAATGGGTCAACGAACCTAAGTGGGAAGATGAGGATGAGAAGGCGTGGACTGGATTCCTGTCAACCCCAACTGGACAGAAGCTGAGTTTGATTTTGCTTAACCTAACCTTACGTCAAAACGCCTCTGCTGTGATGAAGAAACCAGAGGAACTTGCAGACGCTTGTGGACGTGCTAAAGGTTTCCGTGGTTGTGTGGCGACCTTAGAATCGCTCGCATCCCAAAAACTTAACTCCGCCATCCCAGGCTATGGGGATGGATCGGATGAAACAGTAGCCGACTAACCTTGAGGTAGAATGACTCCCTACCCACAAGCGTAAGAAAGGGTCAAAATGGCAGATTCAATGGAAGTTACTGAAC